TGGGGTCGCCACCAGCGATGATGTCCAGCAATTGCTGGCGGGCTGCCTCGATTTTCGCGGCTTCGGCGGCCAGTTCGGCGGCCAGTTTCGCGGCAGTATCCTCTGTTTTTGCCGAGCCGCCCCCTTTGGATCGCCCCATTTCCTCATTGGCGGCCAGCGTTGCTGAGAGTACGCCTTCTTTTTTCTGAAGCTCGATCAGCTCGATACTTAGCGCGGCCAGGGCTGCGGTATGCTTTTTGATATTTTCCGTCTGATCGACGGTAGATGCCCTGGTTCTGGCAGCTGCCTCGCCGGCGGCTGCGCTGGCGGTTGCATCCGCATTGTTTCGTGCCTGTTGGATGGCCAGCGCCTGCTCCAGGGCCGTCTGCTCCGCTGCTGCCTCAGATAGAATTGCCTGTTTGCGTGCATCAAAAACATCGGTGGCATCCTTGGCGGCCTGAATACCTGCATATTCCAGCTCTGTGATTTCCCCGCGCAGCAATTTGTTTTTAAGTGTCGCTGCCGCCAGGGCTTCCTCCTCCTTTTTCAGCATTTCTGTCCGCTTTTGCAGGCGCTCTGCCTCTTTTTCGGCTGCCTCTATCTCCGCGCTATACGCCTTATAAGCCAGGGCTGCCACCCCCAGCACTGCAACCAGCCCGATCAGAATCGGCCCTAAGGCTGCAGTAGATAGCCCCAGGGCGCCAGCCGCTTCTGCCGCTACTTCGCCCATGTCCGTAAAATTGCTTAGCCCCCCTACCGCCTCGCCCAGCTCCGGGCTGACCATCCCCAGCACTCCGCCCAGCTTTCCTGCCGCGCCTCCGACCTTCCCAAATCCATCGGCTGCGCTGGCGGCGCTGGCATCCACTGAGCGCAGCTGGTTCTGGAGTTCCTGGGCACGGCGGGCCGCATCCTGGGCGCTCATGCCCATCGCTTCCAGCTCCCGTTGCAGCTCGGCCAATTGCCGCTGGTTGGCTTCCTCTTCCTGCCGGGCGCGGGCCAGCTCAGCGCCCATCGCCCGCAAGTGCGGGCTGGCGCTGTCGCGTAGTCTTAGCTCAATATCGGCAGGTGTTGCCACGCTTATCCTCCCAGGTCAATCGCGGGAATCGCGCCCGCTTTTCCCAGCCGTTCCTTCAGCTCCAGCCGAAATTGGAGCCCCACCAGCTCCAGACCGAGCTGCTCCGGCGTCAGCTCCAGCACCTCCCAGATCCACTTGCCCCGCGCGTGGGCCACCATTTCCACCAGTGGGGCGGCTGGGTCGCAGGCGAAACCGCTCGATCTTCTGGAGATCGACACCTCCCGAAGCCTTTAAGACAGCTTCTGCCAGTGCAAGCACGGTTTCGTTTCCTCTGGGAAGCAGCTCCGCATAGAGTGGAATCGGCGTGGTATCCGGCAGATCATCCGGGGCCGGCCCCGGCACAAAGCAACAGTCCAGCCAGCCTTCGGCTTCGGTCTGGATCGCCACCAGCCCGGCCTGGACCAGCTGCTCAGCCCGTTCCTGGCGGGCCTGAAGGTTCTCTGGCCGCTGGGCTTCCTGCATTTTGGCGGCCAGCAGCTGCAAAGAGCGTTGTTGTTTGAGGACTGGATCGGTCGTGCCCTCAATCGCGGCCAGCTCCATCAAATCTTCCTGGCTTCGTGGCAGCAAGGCCAGCAAAATGCCCATACCCGGCTTGCCGGTTTCCAGCAGGGTTGCCGAGGTGCAACGCCGCAGACGGACGGTCAATCCGTCTACAGTCACCTCCTGGTAGCGGGCTCCGCTTAAGGGGTGCGCCATACGATCAGTCCGTCACGGCGCTGGACTTGGAATTCGTCAACGCCACGCTCAGCCCATAGTTGGTGCTGCTGCCGAGCAGCGCCCGGAATTTCACCTTCTGCTTGATCGTGCCAGGGCCTGAGATAGGATCACCGTACTCGATCACCTTCAGATTGTGGAAGGTAAACGCCAGGGTATTGGTTCCATCGGTAAAGCTATATGAGCCTGACGCCTCAGTGCCCGCCAGGTGAGCGATGTACAGCGTCTCGGCCACGGCGTTCAGCTCGATCTCAACCGTCACCTCCTGATGCTGGGAGCGCACCGGCTCCTGGGTATACTCGCTGCCCAGTACCTGTTCGCGGGTCAGCTTATTGTCAATAACCAGCTTGAAGCTGGTCACTGTCGAATAGTTGACGCTGTTAAACGCAAAATTGGCGCCTGCATGCTTGTGCAGAACGGGATAGCGGGTGCCAATGCTGGGGGTGCCCCCAGAGGCGCGGGCCTGCTGGTTTTTTGCAATCAGATCCACCTTGGCGCGCATCTGCTGACCGGCAGAAACCGACAGCTCCAAGCGGCTGATTTTGGCGCCATAGATTTCTTCGGCCAGGGCCGTGCTGCCACGGATCACCTCCAGCGTAAGCCCCGTGGGCAGGGCGCCAGCCAGGGTAAACGTGTGGGTATACGGCCCCGCGCCCGTTGTGCTGACCGTGCCCAGCGCATGCTTCAATAAGAGCCCAATTGCAGATCCCCCCTCATAGAAGAGAGGCGCTTCAATGGAGCCGCCAAGCTCGATTTTTTCTAGGGTCATATGGCCCGCATTGGCCGAAACCCCAGATCCATGCAGCAGGCTATCCGACTGTAGATAGCTGGCCTTGCCCGCCAGCTCCACGCTGGCCACGGCTATCCAGGCGCTCCGAGCCACCTCGGTGCCCCAGGTAGACTCCTCTCCCAGCCCGACTGTCGTATTGCGTCCTTGGATACTCATGCTTCATCGACTCCTCTCACCTTCAACCAGATACTGTGCTCCAAGGTCTGGCCTTTGGTGGTTTTGATTTGAGCGGTAATGGTATAATCCGACCCGTCTGACCCAGCTTTGATCAGGTGTTTTGTAACAAAGCTCCCTACAACCTTGCCTTCCGTCGTGTCGTACATGGCGGCCTGATCCGCGCCGCCAGTGGTGACCGTGGTGGAGGAGATATAGTCGATCTCCTCAAAATGCAGGTATTTCTCCTGAAAGGGCTCCAGGCGTTTCTCCAGAATTCCAGACCAGTCGATCCAGATATGGATCTGTTCATTGGGACGCTTGGCCAGCTGCTGCCGGGGCCGCTGGACGCCCGGCTGCTCCCGAACCGCCTGGAAAATCAGAGGCCCAGGCCGGGCCAGCTCAATAAAGCCTGTTTGGGGGCTGGCAATCGTAACTGCCGCCTCGCCATTGCCCATATCGGAGGATCCATAGTAGAGCCAGACCAGGCATTGTCCGGCGCCAGGCGCATTATAGCCATCAATCTGCATCGTCCCGGTGCGGTTGCTCTGGTTCCAGCTACTTAAATCGTAGACCAGCTTGGTTTCGCCGTCCGCATCGACCATATGCACATCGTTCCCGGTGCTCTGAGTCTCCGTCCAGAGGGAGTCCAGGCTGGCGGGCAGGGTAAATTGGATATCCACGGCCCCCGCCCCGGTGGCGGTAAAGATCACCGCGGCCCGGAATTTCGGCACCTTGCCGTCGGAAGAGCGATACCAGCTCACAGTCCGGTCCCTCGCTGCTGCTCCCAGGTTACCGTGACCTGGGCATACGCGATCCCATAGCTCCCAAGCCCGACCTCATCCCCATCTAAGGCCACGCCGGATACCTCCAGGGTATCCACAAGGCCGCCTAAGCTTTGATCGCTTTCCAGGGCCGTGACCAGATCGTCCAACAGATCGGTAGCGGCCAGCCCTCGTTCTTCTGCGGTCTGGGCACTGGGAGATACCCGGCCTTCCAGCTCGACAACCAGGGTGCGCTTCATATGGATCAAAGCATCCCCAGAAACCCCCTGCAACGATCCCATATTGATCCAGGCCGAGGGAAAAATCGTATTTTCAGGCCGAGGCCGCCCGATCTGCACCTGATCGGTGCCAGATAGATTATAGCTGTAGACGCCCGACCCATTGATGGCCTGCAATGCCGTTTTCATGGCGGCCAGGATGGATCGGGTCTTACTTGCCACTGAGCACCTCTGTCAGGCGCTTTTCCAGGCGCTCCCGTAGCCGGTTCTCTCCCCAGATGCGCGCATCCCGCAGAAAATGGCGGCCTTTCAGGGTTACTTTTTCGACCTGCCGGAATCCGCCGCCAGGCTGGGGGATCATCAGGTATTTCCCTTTTTTTGGAAGGATCATCCCGCCTTCTTCCTGAATCCGGGCATACCGCAAGGAAGAACCCAGGTGGATACTGGCTCCTTGAACGCGGGCCTCCAGGCTGGCCCGTAGCTTTCCGGTGCCGCCCAGCCGCTGACTGACCAGCTTCTGGGCAAAAGCCTGCATTTCCTGGGCGGTTTTCTTCAGTTCGTCCTGCTGCACCTGGCCGGTGGCCAGGCGTTGTATCTGGGCGTGGAGCTGCTCTAAGGTCATGAGACCCCCACTGTTCCCAGCAGCCGCCAGCTGGCCAGCAGGGCTTCGATATCGGCGGGGATCGCCTCCAGCTCGCGCAACCCCTGGTTCACCTGCCCCTGGGCAATCGAGCCTAAATGCCGGTTTGCCCGACGCAACCACCAGTCCGCCACCCACCGATAACAGGCATCGGCCAGCGGCTTCGGCACGGCAGCCTCATTCGCATAACCTGCCGTGCAGGTGACTTTGATACTTCGAACCTGGGTATACCAGGAGGGGGTGGTGCCGAGCGGGAGCAGATAGAGCCGGGCGCCGTTCGCCAGGGACTCCTGCTCGTAATCGGTGCTGGCAATCAGGGTGCTGCTGCCAAAAACAAGGTTCAAATCCTGGTAAATACTGGCAATCGCGGTGATGGGCGCCAGGCCCAGAGCCAGGATGCGAGGCTGCTGCGTGGTCCCGGCAACCCGAAGGGTATAGCTGCTGCTCTCCCAGGTCGGAGAGGCCCCTGGATAGCCAAGGTAGCGGGCAATCAGTATCTCCACTCGCGCCAGAGCCCGGCCCAGGATGGCAAGGCTATCGCTATCCCCGCTGGCGACTCCGGGCAGATAATCCGTCCGAAGCGTGGTCGTGGAGAGCAGCGCCACTCATCCTCCAAGCCGCAGGGCGATATGCACCGGGACCTGGCCCAGCTCGACCGCCCGGCGCAGGGTTCTCAGCTGGGTGGGTGTTGCGGGTGGAGGCGGAGTCACAGGCTCACCAGAAACTACCTCGATCCCTGGAAAATCCCGCTTTGCCAGCCCGGCCAGATCCGGCGAGCACTCGATCTTCTTGCCGGCTTCGATTTTTATACCGCGCAGCCAGAAGGAGGCAGGTGCTTTTTCGCGAGGAGTATACTGGATAATGCACATATCAGACCCTCAATCGGCGCACGCGCACCGTCACCGCCAAATCGATCTTAACCCCGGTGCCGGACTTGGTACAGCGGATATGCAGCGGGCTGGTCTGGGAGATGATTTTGTCTGCCCCGGTGGCGGTGATCGCCATCGCTTCCCCGGCGCCCTGGGTATAGCCGCTGCTGGCGGTGGTGCGGGCCGCTGTCAGGGCAGTGGATGCCCCCTTAAAGCACTGGATGGACACATAATTCGTGCCGTTTGCAGCCGAGGTATCATTGGCGGCCACAGAAATTTCCTCCACTTCCCACTGCTCGGTGGAGGAGTCCGGGTACAGATAGGCCCGTCCATCTGCGTTGGCAGCCACGCTTAAGATCGTAGTTAAAACAAGGGTATCCATTGAAGCTCCTTACAGGTTGACGACCACGGCAGCGGGTTTTTCAGTGGACAGGCAATTGGCGGCCAGGATGCCCCGGCGGGTCAGTCCTACGTACTGAGCACCCCGCTCTGGATACAGCACGTTGAAATCCGCCCCTTCGCCCGAATCCATTTCGTAGTAGTCGTAGCGCCCCGCGTTGACGTACACGATGGATCCGGTGGTTCCTGAGCCGGTAAAGAGCCCGGTGGAGGCCAGGTCATTGTTCATAAACTGGCTGATAATCACCGGTTTCCCGGCAATACTGCCAAGCTGGCCGGTCAGGATGGTGGCGCTGGGCCCGAATACGTCCAGGGTCAGAAATTGCGACAAGGGAAGGAGGCTCTTGTAGAGGGTGGCCAGCCCGCAGATCGCCACAGCATCCCCGGCCAGCGATCCCATCAGGTTCA